GAACAAAATGTAGAAACCATCAAAAACATAATTACTCCGAATAAATATGATAAGATTATCTGGAGGGACAAAAACAAATGATATTCTACAACCTTCTACCTTCTCATATCAAGATTCTGCTCTACATTAACAAACCAATTGGGTTCAAGGAACTTGCAGAGAAAACAGGATATTCATTTGCCATGATTTATTCTCATTGCACAAAACTGAAAAATGAAGGTTTGATAAAATATGTGGAGGATGGCAGGGGTCGCAATTGTCGTTCATATACGAGAGTAGCACCAACCATTTTATCTATATTCATCAAGATCAATCATCAAGGATTAACGATGATTGAGATAATGAGAGAGAACGGACAGAAGGAACGATATAGGGTGTGTTGATATGGGATTTAAAAAGTTTTCACCTGTTCAATTTGGACAGAAATATCTTGAAGCACTTGATAAAGGAATCATTCAAAAAATAGATATTATTAAATACATGAAGATTTCATCAGCAACATTTTATGCATATTGGAAGGATCCTGAATATCGAGCTCAAACTAAAAAAACGATAGAGAAATTTGAACACAAGGTAAAAGAATTGAAATTAGGAACAAATCATAGGGAAAAAATTATTGAGACGGCATACCGTTTGCATGAACGTGGAATTGCTGATGCCATTTCCCAAAAATCTTGGGCAAAGGCAAGAAAGATTTCAATTGATGCATTGAAGATATGCAAAACTGAAATGGAGATTGAAAGGGTGTTTGTTGCCATTGGTGAGGTGAACATACAGAATACACAGGTTAATATTCATAGTGAAGTTCAGGTTGTAGTTGATGAAATGTGGGCGAAATTATGTGAAGGTTGCAGAGCAAAGATCAAGGAGATATTGAAATGAAATTATATAGAAAAATACCGATAGTAATAGAAGCAGGGAGATGGTTCACATCAGATGAACTACCGGATATTATTTCAATGTATGATGTATCAAATGACAATATTTGTCAAGAATGTGGGAAAAATATGTATTCGCATGGATGGATACAAACATTAGAGGGTGAGCATATCGTTTGTCCTGGTGATTGGGTAATCAAAGGTATAGAAGGAGAATATTATTCATGTAAAGATAGAATATTTAAAAAAATATATACTGAGGAATGAAAATGAAAAATCATTATTGTGATGGTTGTGGAGAAATAAATTTTGGGTTTCATAATGAAGGAGCACGGAAATGGTGTGATAATTGTGGTTCCCCTCATGTCATAACAGAGAATAAAATCAAGGTTATAACGAAAACATTCGATAATAAATATTGTGGTCATCTGATAAATTTCAAGGAGTGATAAAATGAAATGTCCTAAATGTAAGTCTGATATTGAGATGAGAGAAACTTGTTGTCATTTTATATGCCGTCATTGTGGGTATGGGGTGGCAAAAATCAAGAGGAAACAAGAGGGTTGTTAATGCATGAATTATCTCAAAAATGCCATAGAAAAATATGAACGATATAGTTCAATGGCACGGTTTGAGTTGTTCTTTTTAAAAAATTTTAAATCATTTATTCGGAAAATGAAGATTGAGAACATAACGGCGTTATATGCTCCACAGTGGGAGATTGCGGAGCATATTATCCATTCTGTTATCTTTCGAGATATGGAACAAATATATGTTGAGTTTTCTCGACAGAGTGGGAAAACATATACAATGGCATGGATTGTATCTTATCTCTCTTATTATCTCCCAATTTATGCCGATGAATCCCAAGTATACGATAATGAAGTATCAACAATGTTGGTATATTTTTGTGGTGGAATTAGAACGGGAATATTTGCCCCTGGTCTAAAACAGTCGAATTTTGCTTATATTCGTATTCGGGCGATAGTTCATCGGATGATTGACAAATATAAAATAGATATGAAGGTTGATCGACAAGATTATATCGAGTTCCCGTCGGGATCCAAAGTCTCGATTTTTACTGCTTCTCCAGGCTCTCACATCGAAGGAGCAACATTGGATTTTATTTATATCGACGAAGCTCAAGATGTTGAGGATATCATGTTGAAGAAATCTATATTTCCGATGGGAACGCATACAATGGCAACATCGGTTTTGGTTGGCACACCTACAATGACACTTGATAAGAAAAGATATTTTTATGACAAGATAACTGAAGGCACAAATTGTTATATCTATGATTGGAATGAGATCGCGAAATATTCTGATGCTTATGCGACATATGTCCAAGGACAGATTGAATTATATGGAAAAGATGATATTGGGTTCCAATGCTCTTATCTCTTGAGGTGGCCGATTGAATCCCTATCATTCACAGATTACTCACAGTTAAAACGAAATGGGAGAGCCGACATTAGAAGGATAAAAACTGCACTCGTGAACAATTTCAAGGAGACATTGGACAATATTTATGTGGGAATTGATGTGGCAAAATCTCCCGATTCTACTGTTTGCACTGTGATACAATTGGTTAAAATTATGGATGATGATCCCGATTATAACGAGGAACGCCCCTATAAAATGATAATACTCGATTGGTTGGAGCTGATGGGTGATACATACGATAAACAGATTGAAATCGTATATGAGTTTTTATGCAGATATGCCATAAGGAGAATATCGGTTGATGCTGTGGGAGTGGGCGATGTATTCGTTGATATGTTGGAACGCAAATTCGTGGTGGGCAATTTTCTACATCATCGACACACAAAGATAAAATCACTTAAATGGACACAATACAATCATCACGATATTTTTCGGAGGTTACATAATGAATGGTGGGAGGGACGAATCCTATATCCTGACGATGGGTCGATGGAGAGTATAAAGTTTAAATACCAATTTTCTCGGCTCGGATATGAATATCAAAGAGGACTATTGAAATGTCATCATCCCACGGGAGAACATGATGATTATTGTTCGAGCTTGGGAAATTGTATTGATGCCATAGGATTAGATTATTTCATGCCACATAAAGTCATAAGTGAGATTTCCAAGGAAGTAGCAAAGTTTTCGGGTTCTTCAAATATTCCTTCAATTCGAGGATTCAGTGGAGGAACACAAAGATCAGATGTATGGGTGATGTAATGGAAGTAAAAGACACAATAATAAGAGAAAGGGAGCATAAAGGGAAATGTAACAGATGCGATAATCCCAAAGCAATGATAAAAACAGTCGTATATGTCGATTGTGAATATTGTAAGGCTTGGCATATGCATGAAAATCTTACATTGAACAAGAATGAATTTAGGGAAGCACTTGAAAAGATAAACGAAAATATTATATCTCTTGAGAAACATATGAGTGATGTTCTAAATATTAAAATTGTTGTAAAGGAGATGGAAGTTGAAATTGATAAATGAGGGGTAAGAACAGTCTCCGTTCGTGGACTCGTGAGAGCCAACCCCTCATCTTGTTGAGGAGATTATATGAGTATTTTTGATGGTTTATTTCGCCGAAAGAAAAAAAGTAAAGATGCATATCGAGAAATTCCACCAGAAGAAGCGATTGAATTGGATGGTGTTGATGAATCGTGGAGAGAACCATTAAAAATATCTCAAGATAAAATCCCTCCTTATTCGGGCATTGGATATATTCAATCTCCATATACGGATTTCTATACGAAACGATGGGGAATCAAACCCATCGAAGATTTGGGCAAGTATAGGGATATTGTGAGGAATGATCCGTGGGTTCAATCGAGTATTGCCGTTCAGATTCATTTGGGTCTACAAAAAGGATATGAATGGGAAGTTGATCCAGATCAAAAGAATGGGGAGAAGGTTCTGGATGATACAAACAGATTGTTCTCATTGATAAAAAATGAACTAGATCAACATATCCTTCCGGCCATAATGTCTGATATGATTGTGTATGGGTGCGCATACATTGAACTCGTTTATGGGGCAGAAAAGAAAGAAAGGAAATTGTCCAAAGAATCAAGGAAACAAAATGAATATATCGACATAAACGGAATAAAGCGAAGATGGGAAGGAAAAAAGGAAATTGACATTGAAGATGGTGAAATCCTACTTAACATTAAAGCACTCGACCCATATTATATGAGGGTTCGAAACGATAGTTTGGGAAATGTTTATGGATATTTACAAGTTTTGAGTTTCCCTCCTATTGCGTTCACTTGTGATAAGATTGTTCAATTTCGATGGATGCCGAGAACCTTGAGCCATGAATCAGCATATGGCACGAGTGATTTAATGTCAATGGTTCGCACAGCGGAATTGATACGGGCATGTGAAAATAATCTATATATTGGCTCACATACAATCGTTAGACCTCCTGTCATTTTCAAGGCAATGTCTGGAGATACTCGTCCTCTATCTGATCCAGAATGGGAACGGGTTAAGGGAGCGAACGAATCTCGAAGGGCAGGGGATGATATTTATGCAATGGGAACGGATGTTCAACCCCAGGCGGAGCCAGGAGTGGCTATGAATGCGATGATTGAGTTCTATAAATTATTACGGGAGGACCGAATTGTGGCGATGGGTGTCCCACGGAATATCATGGGCATTCCTGAAGGAAGTTCGCACACAACAGCCGCAGTAAATTGGGATTCGTTCATTGTAAAGTTGCACGGACTTCAGCAGAGAATCGGAATCTATATTTTGCATAAGATTGTTTATCCAGGATTAATTCGAATGGGGTGGAATCGAGAAGATTTGGAAGAATCAGGTTTACACATGGAATGGAATGATTTAGCGATACAAGATGAAAATATGGATACCAATAGAGCCATAAACGAGTTTAAGGCATTTGGAATAACCCTGAACGAATTTCGCAAAATGATACATCTCGAAGATGTCGATGAAGAAAAAGGAGACAAATTTTTATTTGAGTTGAATCCACAGGACATGGATGGAGGCATGGGAGGAATGGGTGATTCAGAAGAAGTTCGAGACCCGATGAGAACTAAACGGGCGGGAATCACATCAATGGGATTATCGAAGATTCAGCAACCGGAATTGATGAAAAAGGTGGTGGAAACCCCCGCTCCTGCGTGGGATCCCTATGAAGATATGTTCGAGAAAATGATGGGCAATTGGGACGAGAAGAAGGCCTCAGATATTCCAGATAGTGAGATAACTAAATGGGTGACAATTAAGGGCAGAAAAGTACCAATTGGTGAAGATGGAGAGATTCATAAGGACTATAATATGAAAGAAGAAAAACAAGAAGATAAGAAAGAAATAAAGGATATTATAAATAATTTTATGTCCGAGATGGAAGAAAAATATGATGAATTGAAATTAGAAATATACATTACAAAAGATAAATTAAATTTATCACGAATATCATTACCAAAAAATCAACGAGGAAGGGGAATAGGAGGAAAGGTGATGAAAAAATTAATTGATTTGGCAGATAAAGAAAAAAAAATAATAACATTAACTCCCTCCTCTGATTATGGGGGGACAGTATCAAGATTAAAGAAGTTTTACAAAACATTTGGATTTGTGGAGAACAAGGGGAGAAATAAGGATTTTGGGATAAAAGAAGATATGTATAGGGAATCAAAATAAATATATCTAAAAATAAAAGTTGAAGAAAATGACAGTTGATCTTTTTGTTGTATCTGCTATTTCTGCCGGAGTGGATCGGGTTAAGTCAGTTGTCGGCCCCGCCACGATAACAACTCCTATGCATGTGGATGTTGATGCCACGGAAACACGTAGAAGGAAGGTTCAGGAATGGGTTATCTCAAATGTTCATCACATAAAAACCGTTCCTTCATCAAAGGAAAGAGCAGTAAGATTATTGATGTCAAAGGGCATAAATGAAGGATGGTCAAAACCCAAAATAATTGAACAGTTAAAAACACAATTTGGGGTATCGCCAGGAAATGCGAAAAGAATGGTGATAACAGAAGTTCGGAGAGCATATCAGTGGGCATTCAGGAAAACGGCATATATGAATGGTTATCGCAATGTAAAATTCCGAATACATCCTGGAGCTTGTAAAAAATGTATACCTTTAAATGGTCGGATATTTCCCATCACAGATGACCCTATTCCCGTTCATCCCAATTGTAGATGTTGGTTGGAATTGGTGAACATTGGATATATATCCCCCGTTCCGAAAAAGTTGGTTTCCGTTCCCAAATTTGATATATTTGACAAAACACTCCAACGAAATATGGAGCAATTGATAAGAGATATTATTCAAAATTTTGAGTTGATTCCTCCACCACAAGAAAAAATATAGAGATAAATTTTAAATATGATACATTACAATATATCATTATCCTTAGGGATAACGGAGACATTTGAATAAATTCATTTTTGTTCTATATATTCAGGTGTCTCTATGTCGAAGGAAAAAATAGCTATAATACCAAGTTGGAGAGTTCCATTCGAATCATCGGAAAAAACCTCTTTCTCTGAAATATGGGATGAGAACGATGAAACATATCCTTTTGTTGCACGGATAATTGATACAACTGTGAATGCGAATCGTTGGGCAATTCCAGAAACGGAAATCGATAAAATCATTGAACAGATTGCTGGAACACAGTTAAGGATTGACCACTCCAAAAATAAAGTTAGAGAAATAATCGGAGGATTTACTTCCGCAAAAAGAGATGGGAAATCTATAATTGCCACGGGATTTATTTCTGATAGATATGTGGCGAAATTGATTCATGATGGGGCAGTTACTGATTTTTCTGTTTCAGCAGTTCCCAAACATTCCGAATGTTCGGTATGTGGAAAATCTGCCGACAATGGAAAGAATTGTAAGTGCAAGAATGCCCATCAAATAATCAAGGATGTCAATCTAAAAGAGGTATCTATTGTTACGGATGGGGCTTACGATAATGCCAAAATTATCCCATTCTCTGCATCATTTGATGAATATTACGAGAAAAAATCTTATGAATCGAAATGTAAAATTTCGGAGGAGATTAAAGTGTCTGAAAAAGATGAAAAAGAAAAAGATGAAAACGAAGATTATGCCGCACTGAAAAAGAAATATGCACAGGTGAAGGCCGAGCTTGATGAGTATCGAGAGAAACTCAAGAAAGGAGAGGACGAAAAAGAGAAGAAAGAAGATAAGAAAGAGGCGGAGGATGATGATGATGAGGAAGAGGAGGAGGAAGCCAAAAAATCATCAATTGATTCTCTAAAACGGGAGAACTCCCAGCTCAAAGAAGCATTGAGCAAAGTCCCCCCGCCTTCACAGGGGCATGTAAATCCTTCAGATGAGGCAACAGGAAGCATTGATCGAGTCACAAAAGAATGGTATGCGTGGCTCGAAGAAAAAGGATATGACATGCGAGAGTATAGCGCATGGAGAGGTGATTAAAAATGGTTCAAGCAGGAAACCTTTACGAGCAATCCGGATATAACTGTGCGAGTGGTCCGGTGGACATAAACCCGCAAAATAGACATGCATTCGCTCGACCGGATGAAAATTATGTTGCGGTGGGACTGACAGCGGGATTAATTGTTGCTCGTTCGGCGGTCGTTCTGAATCAAATTGCATTGGCTGGAAATGCCGATGCCGAATGGAGAGGAGTTTTAATCGAAGATCAACTTCTCCAAGCAAACGGGATATATAACAGGGATCGTCCCTTGACATATACCACAGATGGACAAATTAGATGTTTGGCAGGGGAAGCCCTTGCGGATGACACATTGGTTTGTTCAGATGCAACAGGCAGATTGAGACCGTGGGTTGTGGGAGTGGATGCGGCTATGTCCTTGATGGGCAGAACGAAATCATCTTGCACGGCGGCAGGGGAATGGGTTGAAATGGTCTTGAATGAGGGAGGCTGATTGAGATGCCAATAACACCGAACAACACAGGGACATGGGACAACAATGCCATAAAATTCCCTGAACTTACACAGAAGATCGTCGAGACCCCTATGGATGGGTTTGACATGAGAACATTACTTCAATATCACAGGGCGAAATCCGATCGTGTGATTGTTCCAATCGAGGAAGCGTGTTCTACGGCAGTCGTGGATAGAGTAGGTCAGGGAGCCGAAATACCCTTGATGTTCTCACCCATCGAAGGCCAAGAAATCGTCACCTATAAAATTGGTCGGGGATATATGATCACGCACGAAATGGCACAGTATCAGCAGATACCTGTTATTGAGCATAGACTTAAACGTCTGGCACTTGAGATGAAAAATACTGCCAATATAGATGTGATAACTGCTATTGGTGCGGGTGTTCCTGTAGCAAATATCATCGCCTGTACGGGAACAAGCCTGGGAAACGATGGAACGGTTTTCACGATTGCGGGAACAATCGGACAGTATGACATCACAAACGGAATACGAATTTTGGAGGAGAACTATAAAGGTTTGAAGGAAAAAATTGTATTCTTGGTGAATCCAATAGGAAAACAACAGGTTTCACGATTGCCACATTATTCGTCAAAGAATCAATATGGTAAATCGGCATATATGGATGGAATGAGGGGTTCAATTGAAGGAACACAGGTGATAGTTTCGAATTTGGTTCCAGCAAATACGGCTTTTCTCATTGCCACGGATCCAAAATCATGGAGAACCGGACAATATACCCCCGTCGGATTCTTCATTGAATCCAGACCTCTGGAAGTTCTCAATCGACCCGTTGAACATCGAGATGGATTCCAGGTATTCTCTGTTTGGGAATATGGCGTGGGAATCACATATGGCGAGGGGATTGTGAAACTGACCTTTGGTGGAGCATCGTCATAAATCAAATATTGAATTCTGAATATGGGGGATTTTTATCCCCCATATTTTTATTTTATTTACGATTTTTATGGAGACATAAAATGGTTGTTGTTGTTGGAGACTTAGTAACATTTATGAATGGGTCCGGACCTGTTGGAAATCAATATACTTTTTTCCGAATATATGAAATTCATGAGGATACTGTATCGAGATATTTTGATATGGCAGACCATTGGGCGAATGAACAAATTTCTACAACAACACAAACAAGTAAAGCCAATTTATATGATGATTTAATTTTAACCGAAGGGGCATTGAGATTAACCGAACATATCTATAGTGAGGTCATGGCAACAGGATTTTCGTATTCCACTCTTCAATTTTCAGTTCAAACGGGAACTTTTCCTCAGGTCCTACAATCTCGTTGTGATGCCTACAAAAAACAGAAAGATGAATTGTTGGGGATGTTGAAAAAGAGAATTGATGTATCACAACAAACTCAATGGGATGATAACCCTTATGGAATTGTAGGAGATAATTTCCATCAAACTGCACCTTGGAGGGGAGGGTTATGATTGAAGTTGTCACGGTTTTGACCGCCTTAATCTCTGTTTTGGGGGGAATGATTGCGGGAGGCGGTGGTGGATTGATGATGGTGAAATATCGCTTGGATCAGACAGAAAGATTAAATGTTCAGCAAGAGCAAGAATTACACAAGATCAGAAATTCATTAAGGGTCGTGAATCGTCATACAAGAGATATTTTAACATATCTTCGACATCGAGACCCAGAAAATACATTCTGGATGGAGGGTCTCAAGGATGACGTTAAGAATCCATGAGATATTCCGAGATCGGTTGGAAGTAATTCACACATTCTATAAGGGGAAAACCGTTACTTTGGTTTTTGTGAATGATAGTGGAATTTATACAAATTACGGCGGGTCGGAAAAAGATTTGGAGATAAAAGAAACTGTCAAAGCAATAATATCCCCTGTCAAAAATTCGAAGATTTGGGGGAATATTGCTATAGTTGGAGCCTCGGATTTGGAAGTCGTTATTTGGGAAGCAGATTTAAAACCCGAATTGGTTGAGCAGTTCTTTGTTTTCAATAATTACGATAATATCAAGGTCATAATTGATGAGTTATATTTTAGGGTGATTGAAATTCGCTCACCCGAAGATGTTGATAATGAAGTTCCATATTGGCATATGCTGTTGAGAAAATTGATAACGGAGGTGCTGGCATGATAACAATGAAAGTATCTTCCACGGATTTATCACAATATGCCAAAAAATATCGACAACGACAAAACGAGGCACTTGATCATTTTATAGCATGGTTAAAGGAAGAAATGACAGGAACCTTGGGCGAGATAAAAAGTGAATTTCCCAAAAAATCAGGAAAAACAGCGGAAGGAATAACTTTGGAAGTGGGGCACGGTTATTTTGCTCTTCGGGCGGATTCGATGGTTGTTCTTTATATTGAGCATGGAACTTCTGCTCATGGTCCAGTAACAGCGAAGGCACTCCATTTTTTCATTGATGATAAGGAAATTTTCACTCGATGGGTTCAAGGAATCCAACCGCATAATATCATAAAAAGAGCAAGTCAAAGATTATTTCAACGATTGCAGGAGGCGGTTGGCATATGAATATATCCGTTATCGACGTAGTTAAATCATTGATTGCATATTTGGAATCCAAAGCCGTAGGGGATTCTGATTTGGAAGATCATATTTACACACATCCTCAAGAGGAAAGAACTAATAAATATAAAAAATTTATTGTCTTGGGTTATGAGGTGGATCCTGCGCCCTATGAATTGGGTGATACTCAAACACAAACAATCATCACATTCAATATTATCTTGGGTTTTAGAGATAATACAATGTCGTTATCCGGAACTGAAAAGGAATTGGGTGATACATTTTTTTATGATTATGCGCGATATTTACGAAGTCGAGAATTTCGGGTATATATGGCAGGATTGGGAATTAAAGTTCCTCCCCATCACATTACAAGAGAGTGGCATTTAGACTTTGACCATAATTTAGAAGGATTGAGAAAATATAATATAACTTTAAAACTCTTAACATACATTGAAACATTGGAAGATATACCATGAGGTGAGATAATGGAAGATTCATACGCAGGATGGAATAACTATGTAATCGTTGAACGCACGACAGAATGTCCCGTGGGAACTGTGATAACCGATGATGGAGAATCTGATGGAAATATAGTGTATCGTAATGGAATATATTATTTATCCTCTGCTTTTGCGGCTCCATATGATACATGGATTCCCACTGTTACGGGCTGGCAGATAGATGTGGAAACGGGCGAAATCCGATATTATGCGGCTTCAGGTGTATTGGCTGAATATTTTACACCGATGCAAAGAGCCATCGGGAAAGTTAAAAATATTCGAATAACGAACGAGAGAACAGTTGAGAAAGATCGGGCATTGGGTGAGATTCATGCCGTTGATTTAAAATCACAACAGTTCGATGTTAATTTCGAGATGCCAAAAACTTTCATTGACAAAAGAAAGATTGCGGCCATTTCTCGAACTTCTCCTTTAGAAAATCAGGCAGGATTTGGCGGACCTGGAGTTGTTTCAATCCCAAGAAGGTGGGAACCATATGCACAGAGTTGGTATCTTGTTATAGTTTATCAATGGGATGCAAGTTCGGATTCTGATAATGTAGCAAGAATTTTGATAATGCCGTGTGCCAAATTCTCCAAATATGAAACATCAGCAGAGAACGATAAATTACAGGCAATTTCATTATCCGGAAGTGCCACATATGTATTTTATCTCCCTGATGATTCAGTAAATATTGAGGATTATACACCGACGGGGACTCCGCCATAGGAGGATCCCAAATGGATGATAGTTTATCAGGAACCCAGGCATACCTAATAATTTTTGAGAATAATGACCAATGTCCTGTGAGAAATCCTACAGTTCTTCCAGATGGAACTCCATTCTCAATGAATGGGTTTATTGCCTTTACATCCACAAATCCCTGGCCGTTTAATTCGTTTTCTGCGATTGCCCATAATTGTTTGGGGACTTCGTGGGTTTTAAATGTTGATACAGGAGAATTGCGATATTATCAAATCGATATTGCCCATCCCGACCCTGATGAATATTGGACACCGATGCAGTTGGCAATGGGAAAAACTCAATCCATATCAATAACAGAATCTCATCAATCGATGGCCATAAAAGAACTTGGACAACAATATGCTCATGGGATACCTCATCAAACGGATGATATTCGATTTCAATTGAGCAAAACATTTATCTCAAAAGACAAATTGGATATAAGCACGGATATTGATATTGATGTTGATTCTCCTTTGGGGAATATTATTGGATATGATGGGCATGAATTTATAAATGATTCTTCATTTTTATCATATGTTCAAGTTTTGCGAAAGAATTGGTTTTTTGTCGTTCTATATTATTTATATCACGATAATGATGACGGAAAGATTGCCAAAACGATTATTTTACCATGTGCGAGATTCGATAATATAGAAATAATAAATGAATCATCCAGAATAATCCGATGTAATTTGAGCGGAAAAGCAACCTATATGATTCAATATCCGGCGAAAGAGATCATAACATATGGTCAATCGATTGTGGTTCCTGAAATAGAATGCACTGTTGTTGAGATCGAATGGTGGAATCAAACTCCTGCTGATGCATGGGTGGGACATCATGCCGGACATGGAGGAGTATTTTATACTTGGAAAGGTCAAACATTCACAACGATTGGAGCATTCGAACTTTGTTCGGTGGGGATACAACTTGGAAATTATGTATTAACGTCGGATCATAAACCCCTAATAATTCGATTGTGGGACGCAGTTTCTGGAAATTTATTGGCAAGTTCATTACCAAAGGCATGGGATGAATTGATCGCAAATTCAGAAAACAAATTTTTGTTCCCTGCTTCGATCAATTTATTGGCAACAACACAATATTTTTTCACAATTGAAGATACTGAAGAACCAACCAATCCTTATACCTTTCATATAATAATTGAAGAAGATGAACCAGGTGGATATGCGGGAGGTAATGCATATTATTCCATTGATTTAATATATCCACCAGGTTCTTCCTGGCAAGTGGAAAACGAGGATTTATGGTTCAAAATCTATAAGGTGACATAATGGCAAGGCAAGAAATATGGACGGGTGAGAATTGTTATCTCATAATCGAGAAAAATTCCATGTGCCCATATAGAAAGGGAGGAAATCTGATCGAAGATGGAGCGGGAAATGTTGTAATGCTTAATGGCATTGTATATATTTCATCTTCATTTCTTCCACCATATGATTCATTCACAAATATTGTGGTCGCTTCTCCTGGTCTTATTGCGTGGGTAATAGATATAGACACGGGAGAATTACGATATTATGATGGAATTCAAGCAGATGAAACGGAATATTGGACACCACAACAAAGATCAATCGGAAAAGTCACATCGATGAGCATTGATTATAAACGCCCGATTGAAGTTCATTCAGAAATAGGGTCATGTTATCCATCAGATATTCAGGCAACCGTATATTCCAATGAACTCGATATAAAGAAATGTTTTATTGACAAAAGAAAAATTGTTCCTACCAAAGAAAATAATGTATGGACACAATTCGGATTTTTGGGTAACGGATTAATTGAAGTTCCGGATTACGTGGACGGAAAGGTTCAAGATTATTATTTGGTTATATTGCATATCCGAGATGAAGCAGATGCAAGTGTGAGACAAACAATAATATGTCCTTGCACTAAGTTTTCAGATTTTAGGGAAGATAATGTAACGGATAAAATATTGGAATGCTCGATAAAAGGTGAATCTACATATCTTCGGACCCTTCCATATGATGATAATATTCCAGATTATCCCTTTCATTTACCAGAATGTGCGGAATATCTTCATATTGGAGATGAAGGAGAGGAATATCGATATGTTGGAAGAAAGGTTAATATTGCCATATTCGAGAATTTCTTTCAGGGTCAGGTATTTGAGGTTACAGAATCAATTGATCTTTGTGCAATATATCCCTATATATACGGAAAAGTTGGAACTCCGCAACCAATGATCTGCCGGATATATGGTGCAACTCCTAATCCTGTTCTTCCAATATTAGCATCAACAGAATCAAAAGTTCATGGAGATATTGTTCTTGGAGCATATAACGAATTTCAGTTCGCTACACCCTTTACATTAGTGCCAGGATTTTATATTGTGACGGTTGAAACAACATTACAATGCAATGACGATGAATACTATATTTTGAATGCCGAAATCCCTGGGTCATATGCGGGAGGGAATAATTGGCAGAATATAGCGGATGTTTGGCCCATGTTAATCGGAAATTGGTTAGAGGATGAAATAGCAGATTTACGAATTAAAATTTATACTGTATAATAAAAAGGAGACAAATATAATGGATATTATAGACGATATGAAACGAATGTTAGGCACACCGGAGGAGATCGAAATATTGGGTAATAGGATTAAAGCATATCCGCTCAAATTTGAGGAATATATGGAAGCATTGACCCTATTACCCATCCCTGATTTTACAATGGATGAAATTGAACAATTGGATAAAGGGAACTCTCCCCAATCCGTAATGGAGAAAATGATGAATGATAATTTTTCACAGAAATCCTTTAAACATCAATCGTATGTTTTAAAAGTAACTTTGGAAAAAAATAACATATCAACAGATTCACTTAATGATGATGTAAGATTATTTCATGCCATGAATCCGTTATATGTTTTGGTGTGGGAGATTTCACAACCAACGGACGTATTAAAAAAAAACAAATAAATGTATTATCTCCGATTGAAATATTGACAGAAACGTATCACTACGATATAAAAACGATAATGAACGAACCATGTTCACGGATATGGTTATTAACTGAACGAGCGATTTCACAGATGGATGCATTGACGAAAGAACATTTAGGGCATACTGACGAGGGAATAAAGGAAGTTGAAAAAACTGAATTTGGTGAAGATTGGGATAAAGCAACGGAAAAACCCGATTGGGTGAAAAATAAATGGTCACACAAGAAACAGATATAGAACTTTTACGGGTTCAGTGGAAAGATCAAGGCGCAAAAGATGTTAAGGATAGTCTTAATACTATTTCCAATATGGCACATTCTCTCACAAGTGCCTTTATGTCATTGATGACAACCACATTATCGCTTCAACAATCTAATTTATCGTTAATTCAGTCTTATTGGTCTTTGGCAGACGCCAAAAGGGAGATAAACCGATTATCTGAAAGACAATTTGGGTTGGATATTCGACAGGCGGAATTATCCCTTAAATTAGCACAAAGACAATATTTAATAACGCAACGAACAGGAAGAAGATTAGATGTCCAAATGGCTCAATTACGGGTTCAGTTGGCTTCCAGAGATATAACATTTCAGCAATGGCAAGTTGAGGATAAATTAAGAAATACCCGAAGAAATATGTCAATGACGGAGGAACGGTTGGCATTACAACGAAAACAAATGATCTTACAACGAAAAATGTTAATGGTTCAATATACTCTAATGATTGCCCAAATTGGAACAATGATAATGGTAACCTATCAACTTATCGCCGCCAAGATTATTGAGGCTTCGGTTACGACGTGGGGGGTTGGTCTTGCTATAATGGCAGGAGCAGTAGCAGGTGGAATTGCGTTGGCTCGATCAATTACCCCCGATATGCCTAAAGAATCGGAGGTTATGGCGGGAGAAACAACGGGAGAAATACCTGGGATGCAAACAAAAGGGGCGGAGGTTAAACAAGTAATGTCTGAAGGATTGGCATTTGTGCATGAAGGCGAATTCGTTCACAGAGGGGGGGGAACAACAAGCACAACAATCAATATTTGGGGTAATTTATCGACCGCTCAAGAAATAGTCAGTGAGATGGTCAGAAAGGGGTTATTGCATACGGAAACATCAAGTTATAATTTATCGGCGGGGTTATAATGGCATATGAAGAACAATTTAAATTAGTTTACGGTGGAACGACAGTTTTATTTGCAGTAAGACCAGGAGAATTAAAAATTGATCCAGATATAATGGTCGCTGAACAAAGTATTCCAGGTGGATTGGAATCGGTAATTCAATCAATGGGATCCAATTCACATAAATTCACATTTTCCATCCCATTATATGATACTCGGCTTATTAGTGTTACGGGAGGAACAATTCCGAGTGATGTTGTGGACACTTTACAGGATTGGGCAAGGAATGGTCGAGATTTGGATTTTTATTGCGATTATGTAACAAATGTTTTGGGGGGGGCTTATCAACACACAAAAATCATGAAATTGGATATTGTCGAGAAATCGGGAATCGGTTATCATTTGACTGATAGGGTTGCCACTTATGTCATTAATATAACTCTCGTTGGATATAGTTCTTGAGGAATAAAAATGAAAGGATATATTCCAGAAGGAAGTTATTTCATTTTTCGCGAATTATTCGAGAATGAAACGATTGGTTCATCTGGCAATGAGATTAAAAATTATACGGTATCCTCAACAGATTTAAAAATTATTGATCATCAACATTCTACCAAGAATAAACAAAAAATGCTGATATTCGAGGGTGGACATGATATTCTCGATGAATGGGCCGAACATAATGCTGTTATGGAACCCAATTCATTTGTTACTGATGTTAGTTTTCTTATAAATGCATTCGACCCGAATAATGCTGATGTTCTTACAATCAACTTGATGAACAATTTAGGGAACCATATTGTCCGAATCCGATTAACTCAAGGACAAGTTTGGGTTTATGTGGTACAAGAAACGGCATGGAGACAGGTTGAAGGAGTACCTGTATATTTAGACGATGAATGGCATGAGTTCAGATTCCTTATTCATCAGGTTAATTCTTATATGTCTGGAGGATATTTCGAGTTTTTCATGGACGGATATAAATTATGGTACAATCCCATAGGATTAATATTGGAGAATGTTCCTGGTGATGAATTGGAAACTATTGTGGCTCCAATTCTTCCCGATACAACAAAACCCACAACTCACAGATTTGAGATGGAAAAAGACGGGAATGGTGGCACATGGTATATTGGAGGAATTGTTGGAAAAGATTGGGCCGATATGATAGAACAACCTGATGGGTGTCCATTTTATGAGGTTGTAATTGAAGGGAATGATAAAGCCAAATACCATAAACTCAAATCCAATATTTCTCAATTAAATGTTGGGAAATTGACGGGAGAAGTATCTGAATGCAAACTCGATTTAATTTATCCCATGATAGCGGATTGGTGGGATGATATTTATACTTCTAATAATGACGATGAACCTGAACATATTTCATGCGATAATAAAGCATTGGTATTCATTCAACAATCTCAATTAATATATCACGATTATAAAGCTGGAGTTGTTGCGCCTGATTTCGACATTCTTGTTTGTCCCAATGCAATTGCGGGTTTCAATTCTGCTCAAGTGGGAGATTATGTTTGGATTTTCTGTCAGGGAATATCCGAAAATAATTGGTTCGAAATAACGAATATATCAGGGGATGAATTGACATTAGATCACAATATGACCGCCAATCCAACAACAGATATATCCTATATGATTGTCAGAGGAATGCCACGAATCAATAGTCCTTCATTGGGAGATTATATTCTGATTGGTCAATTCAAACGGATAAATTATAAATGGTCTGCCCGTCCAACGATCGAGATAACTTTATTGTCTGATTTGTATATTGCAGTTCAAAAACTGATATATTCTGATTCTTCCCGATTCTATAAAAAGTTATTGACTGATGTTTTATGGGGGCATTTTGCTGACCCACCAAATGAAATCGTGGACGGGGCAGAATATAGAGGGAATTATCATGGTTTATTACATCTATTGGATTTGACCGGATTGGGATACAGATATTACCATGATCAAGTATTTAATGCCAACATTTACAATGTGACCGAAGATACTCAAGATTCTGTCGTTACGAAGGTATATGATATAAAGACATCTTTGTATAATGCTATAAAATCCGTTGCTGAAACTTTGTTATTAGAATTTCAGGAATATGCCGATTTCGAGTTCAGAAATGAACATATAATATTTTTCCGAGATCGAAGGGATGAAGAAGGAACCCCGATATTAGATTTATGGAGCGGTCAATCAACCTATGTGATGGACAGAATAAATCGTTCAATATTGGGATGTCAATTGGAGCAGGGAACGGAGAACTATGTTGATTATGTTGCATGTCAGGGGGCGCATGACGATAAGGGATACCCTTTAATCGGTGACTATCCTCATAATTATAATATTGAAGGAAACACACGAGACAAAAAAGAATCCAATCAATCTATTCGTGGTCAAGATTTGTGTAATGAAAATGCTCAATATATGCATGAGGATTTGGCACGAAAACCCATTGAAGGTCATATTCAAGTCGAGAATACCAATCGAATTGAAACGTGGTTTGATGATACGGATTACGATGATTCTATTGCGGATGACTGTTATGACCGCATTACAGCAGATAAATGGTGGAATGGTCAGAGTAATTGGTTTTTGGGGAACTGTAATGGCGTGTATGCTCTCGATGAGAAAGACAGAACTAATCAGGCGCATCTTTACCGCAAACCCCTTACATTGCTTGGAGAGGTGGCAGAATCTCATTTCTCTGATGCTTCATCATTCAAATTCATTATTAAAGGGGTTAGATGGGAATTTTCCCGTCAGGGAGCAGTAATGAAGATTCAACCAAATGTTAGACCTTGGGAAATTGCTAAACATTTTGCGGACACTCGGAGGCAGATTGATTGGGTCGAAAAAAACTTTATTGACCCCGATATTCAAGAATGTAATTTGTTACCCGTTCCCACGGAACATTATGATATATTTGAGGATGTGGGGATTACAATATATCCCGAACATAATCATGCTTCGTGGTTTTTGGTTATGGTTGGAGCAGATTTGCAGGTTGAATTGAATCCATTTAATCATACATTCCCTGGTCAACCCCTGGGATATGGATTTATGGTAAGGGATAGCGTAGGGCCTGGGGCGTGGCAACCCTGCAATGTCAAACTTCAAGGAACAAATTTCATAATTGACATTGTTGAAGTTGGAACTGAAATTCGATTTGGAGTGGGTTCTCCTGCGAATTATTCATGGACAGGTGTAAAAAATAGGGCATTATTGGATGTTGTGGCTCTTGGTTTTGGTTCGGGTGATGATATTGATATAATGTGGTTTTTGACCAATGAATATTTAGCCGAAGATCAACCATGTCCAAGAGGAACAACAGCTCCTCAAGTATCGGTTCCGAATATTGATGGATATACTGAATGGTGGGAACAATATATGGTTACGATATATTCAGAGGGACAGATTCCTGTTACAACATATATGACATTCCATATTCCATGAGGATAATATTATGATCGAAAAAGTGAGAATATACGGAGAAGTTACGGTAACACGTTATCAATCAAATAAAAGATTCGATAAGTTGATTAAAAAATCGATTGAATTTCCTTCAAAGATGAATGGAGAGGATTGGAGAAAACTGAAAGAATTAAAGGTTCAAGAAGATATTGGGCGAAATTTGTTGTTGCCTCTTTTTTCAGATAGGTGTGTTGAATTGGTCGGTTATACTGTTGGGAATTGGCATAATCTATTTACTGACTATCGAAATCGATTAACCCAAATGAATGTGTGTAATTTTCCATTAATGGTGTCTGTGAATGCGGGTGTTTGCACGACACCAGGATGGGAAACATTTTTTCCCGAATTAATTAAATTGGGGTTAGGCAATACAACTCCTACAATATTGGACACTGATTTAGATATTCCTGTTGATGAAACATTAAGGAACACACACAATTCTAAATTTGGAGGAGTTGAATCCCAAGCATATAAAACAGGTTTGGGATTTCGATGGGACAATATCGCAAAATATAACGCAATATATTTATCTGATGAATTTAATAATTTAGAAGCTCCCATAACAGAAGTGGGGTTGTTTCTGCCATATATGGATATTGGGCATTATTATGTTGATGATGATGGATATGTTTTATTCAATTGTGAAACACCTTTGGCTCCAGGTGAACCGACACGAAATCCAAATACTTTTTGGTCTGTTTTAAATGTATTTGTCATGCTTCTTGATGGCGGGAATTGGGAAGGGCATGTTCTAAATCAACAACAGATAGATGCCAATCGAGAAAGTCAGAGAATATATTGTGATGTGGGGTCAATCGATGCGGGAACAGCAAGAGCATTGGTTATATTTACTCCCCGTTATGATTGTGTTGGAACTGTATGGCATGGGTGGATGGGCGAATTTGGAACAAATTTGGGGTTCGATAATGGTCGAATGGTGGCGAGAAGGGTAATGCCCGTTTCATTCGTTAAAAATCCGAATCATACATTAACAGTTACATGGCAGATATTTTTCGACAGGGGGGAATGAGATGAAAATATGGGGTGAAGTTGAAATTGTCTTAACAGATAAATATGGAAAGATAAAGAAAAAAGTTCTTCAAAGAAATATGCTCATGGGCAGATTTTTCGATAGATTGGCAATGGCAATGACGAATTGTGGAGGAACGACATTGGGATATGAAGCATTGTCATCATTACATGACCCATTGCATAATAAGGGAATTACTCAACATGTTCAAGGCATTGAATTGAACGCTGTAATAACCGCATTTATTGATGATTATAAAATTGGATTTCACCCTGAACTTATAGGGTTGGGTCAAAATTCGACACCTCCCAATAAAAAACAAAATGGATTAATTGCTCCATTTATCGCAAATGGATATAGAAATGCGCACACATCGATGGAACCTCTTGGGCCTATATTGGGCGGTTCAACTACGGATAATGATTCGATTCGAATTGGCACAATTTATCCTCCAGGAGTTTCAATATTACCAATATGGGAACTCGGATTATTTTGGAATCAATGGATGGGGAGCGTTCGGGCATTCGATGGAGCGAATCAGATTGATTTTACTCGTGGTGGAGCGGGGAATTTGGCATGGGAAATTTACAATGTTCATGTTGTGAATACTGCACAGGCGTATCAAACATTAAGAGATGACAGTTTGGGGTTGCCTAATACAATATTTAGTTGGGATAGATTGAATCAGGTTATAACATTGGGTAATATTCCTGTCCCATCTCCTGCCAATAATGTGGTTTTGATTTCATTTTCTCCTCACAGGGATCATGTGGCGGATATTGGCGGAATTGGGAATATAACAAGTTTCACTCCCCCTCCTGATGATTCGGTTTTAAATCGATTACCTCAAATGGTGGCAAGAATAGCATTGGAGGAGGTAATCGAAAAGTTTTCCACTGACCTTTTGTCTGTCGTATGGTATATTCATTTTGATAGACAATAACGAAAAATATATATGTCTATAAATCGTATAATGGAATGATATAGAATTAACGGAGACCATTGTATGAAATCAAAACATGTAGATGTCGTATTCGACATAACAAACAACAAACAAATTGAACTGATTGACCGATTCATCAAGGAAGAAACTGCTGATGGATTGGGGGCGAAAATACCTTCATTTAAGGTTCACCTGGTTCCACAACCACGACCAACCCCGGATATGTTACGGGATTTTTATGACGGTTGGTTGTATGGGCCGAATGAAGGGAGAAATGCTTTTTCCCGTCGAACTGTCAGGGGGGAAATTAAAGAAAAAGGATTGAATATTCTTGATGCAACGATGGAGGATCCCGAAAATATTCGAGATCGACCGAATTGGGAACATCTTGCCATAATATTTCCCAACTCAAGAGGGAAAATACCTCAATCCATAAAGGCACAATTTCAACGAGCAGGGAAAAAGAAGGATAGTATAAAATCTGACCGAGTGGACGAAATGGGAAATCGCATAGAGGTATCCCTCCCTCAATTTTATTGGAGAGAAAGATATGCGAAAAAGATTCTCGTTTTGTTATTTTATCGTACTCCATCGGTTGAGGCAATGAACAGATATGACCGAATCTGGATATGTCATAAATCCCACATGGACAAGGTCAAACGCCGATGTCGAAAATGCGGAAATGATATGCGGTTTAACAAAAAGACATATGATGAAATGCTCTGTAAAAAATGCGGTAGACATGAAGCTCATCCCAAAATAATATATGTGGGGGACGATTTTTCCAAGATCGATTTATATGATGAATACGAAAAGGTGATGGGATAAGATGTCCGGATTGACGGCCATCGCAGACAAGAATATGATATATGAAACACCACTTCCTCCATCTGCATCCAATCGATTCAAAAAAGGCAAAGATAAATTTTTATTGGTTATTGGCAAATGGGATTTTTCTGCCATCGGTAAATTTTTATGTGATGGAATAAATAAATACGTGAAGGGATGGAGGGCGAGATGTATTGTCTCCAATCCTCATTCTTTTAGGTGGCCGACCGATCTTCTCGAAAAAGATATAGATTATAATGAGATGAAGCAACTGTATCATATGGCGGATTTCATATTATATACGAGTTCATCGTATTATTACAAACCACATGGGATAACTCCGCCACCCAATATTCCACGAGGGATATGGCATGGTGGAGTTTTTTATAGACAAAACTATGAATTTATTAATGAACTAATCCACCCACATTTTGATTATATTTTTACTCATTATGATTTGGTTAATCTGTCTGATCGAAATATTGAATTACAGGCACCCATTGATACAGAAAAATATAAATTTAATAAGAAAAAATGGAATGGGAAATTAATCATTGGTCACAGTCCTTCAAGAAGGGAAGTAAAAAAAACAGAGGTATTTCTTAAAGCATTTAAAATATTAGATAAGAAATTTCCCAATATTTTAATTCAGGAATTAATCGAAAAGGTTCATTATGATGAATCTATGGAGAGAAAGAAGGAATGCCATATATTTTTTGACCAAATTTTACAAAGATATATTCCTGAAAAATGCAAAAAGACAAGAGGGTATGGAACAAGTCTTATTGAGGCGGGAAGTTTTGGTTCTATATGTTTATGTGATACTGATCGAGCGAACAATTCCCCCATAATCCGAGTAAGAAATAAAAATGATATTGTAAGAGAAATATCAAAATTAATTAATAATCGAAATGGACTCGAAAAGTTATCCAAACAGACAAGAAGATGGGTTGAAAAAACTCACGACATTGAGATTTTGGCAAAATATTTTATTGACCAAATATCTGATACAAGGGAGATTAATATAATCAATAATCGTCTTATATTGCGATTGAATAAACCATTACGGTTAATGGAAATTTCTGGATGGAATGGAGGAATGGGTATAAAATGAAGAATGAAATAATCAAAGTATATGGTCACCCTCGTGCAGGGAATAATATGTTATTGGGGCATTTATTCATTAATTTTTATCCTGAAACAAAATTATTGGGGAGTACATTTGGACGATTTCATTCCCCGAATAAAAACATTATTCCCCAAAGTCCTTGGGCGGGTCTACATGGTGGGCATTTGTTCCCAAATATATATGATAATTTCGACCGTTCAATATATATTAAAAGAAATCCTCTGGATATTGCATATTCGGTTTATCGTATGTATAAACGGAATTTTTCATTCAAACATTTTTTGAATATTTCTATTACCAATGTATATTCAAATGGGGCAATTCCAACCCATCGCCCCGGTTCAACAATATTGGAGGCAATAGATGACCATATTCGATTATGGGAGAAAACGAATATTTATGTTATTGAATATGAAAAATTTGTATTGTATCCATTAAAACATTTGGATGAGATCGCCAAACATTTTCATTTGAACTATAATCCGCCATTGAAAACACTTGATTGTTTGGTGGGTTGGAATCCTGGAAAAGGTATATCAGGGATGGGAGAACGAATCAAAGGAGGTGAGGAAACAATGACAAAAAAACGTCTTGAAGTTACCTATGGTAATGGAGAAACAAGAACGTTCAAAAGTCTGAAAGATCTACACGATAACTTTCTATTTTTGGATGGAAAAAAGATAAGCGGTCGAACAATCATAAAAATGGAAATGGTTTAAAACCATTTTTCTAATCT